AGAAACGAAGGGTTAGCTAACATCCTTAAAACATTTTCGGAATACGATGCGGAACAGATACACTCCACTGTTATGCTCCCAGCCGTCCGAGGATCGCACTACGCTGTTGAAGAATTAGGTACACTTGCTTTAGGTAAGAAGTATTTTAAGCACAGCGACGTAGTAGTAGAAGTAGTTAAACGTAGATATCAGAAGAATCTGAACAAAGGAGTAGTTGAAAGAACACTTTCAATACCAAGAGGCAAAAACACAGGATGGCCTTTATTTGTTTCAGGAATGCATCGTCTCACAAATGATGTAGCTTTATATTTATATGCTAAAATCGTTAATGCAGCTCATGACCAGAAGATGTCTCTTAAAGACCTCCACAGGAAGATTGAGGGTGTGTTTGGCTTTGCACCGTTCTATATGTACGGGGAAAGATTTCAACACACTGCTAAAAGCATGCCTTACTTTTTGAGAAGCGAGTATCAATTTTCTCTCACAAACGTATTTCCACGTGTGCGGATGATAAATATGTCAGACAAACTGTCTGTAATGTACAACAGAGCATGGGTAAAATCCATTCTGTCTGTGCTTATAGTAGATGAATGGCATAATCCTGATAAACACGTAATAGATAAGTTTATGAAGAAGATTTTGGCCGACAAATCTCGCGTCGTATTGCCAATTGACCACTCAAAATTTGATCACCACGTAGGTTTCCTTAAAGCGAAACAAATACATGGCATCATGGCTTGGGTAGCGTCAAAAGTAACGGGTGATGAAGAGACCAGAATCTATGATTCCTTCAGAACCGAGTATACTATGCCAAAAACTTTTCCATACATGGGACAAATTATGTCTTATGAAGAAGATGGTTACTTAGCATCAGGTGCGAGCTTTACGACTATACATGACATCGTAGCCAACGATCTATCAGTGACAGACTTCTGCGAGCAGAAGTTTATTGATATGAATAAGAGGACTCCTACTGTAGAAGAATTGGAAAAATTCTTTTTGGATTCAGTATCGGGCCAATCTTGGGGTGATGACACTGTTTTCTCTCTTAAGAAATCGGTCTGGGGTGAAGATCCTGAGAAAGAAATTTTTCAAATGTTCACAAACCAGGGATACGAGGTAAAAAGAGAAGAAACACTCAAGTATTTAGGTCAAGTGTACGACGTATATCAAGGTTATCCAATGTACCGATTTGCGCAGAACACAATCGGGCCAGAAAGGAGTAAATTAAAACCACTTGATCGAATGGGAGTCGTAGCAAGATACTTACTACTACCTGAAGATGTAAGGTCTCAATCAGAGTTTTCAAGATTGTACTCAGCAATGGAAAATGCGCTAAAAGCAGATCAGTCCGTAATGGGTAGAATGGAGATACATCCGGCATACCGTACAATTCCAACACTTAAAGAATTATCAGATCCCGCTAGTCGAGATTTAATAATTAAAGAAGGAATTGAACTAGCACAAGGAATTGCGCAAGGTAAAGCAGAATTAGATGACATTTTGATGCTGTTCCATCACGGATCAGAGCAAATGGGTCTAGCTGAAGAGTTATTAGGTATTAGTCAAAAAGATTATACTCTAGATGACTTAGACAAAGATATAGCAAAGCAGATTATGGATCAGACAGGATGGAGCGCTTTAGGCATGATCTACACCAAATCTAAGAACGTACATAACGTAAGTTACTTAGCACAATTGATGAGATCAATACCTTCAGAATCCACAATGAGATACATGACCTTCGACCAATTCGATTTTCTTAACGATTAACTAAATTAAAACATATGGCAAAGAAAGAAACAGTAAAGACAACACCCAAAGCAGGTGGCAAGCCTAAGAAACCATCAACTACCAGATTTACTAGTTCGACAGACGACGCAAAAAACGAGCTGCACGACAAAGCAAATAGTATAGGTTCTATCATTGGTGGAGATTTGATGAGTAGGTTAATTGATGCCGCCGACGTTGCAGACTTTGGGCAGGCAGGAAATTGCATTCTCGTCGCTTTAAGACCAATCAAAGCATCTGAAGACCCTACAACCGTAGATTCAGGTGGAACAGTAGCCATTGGAGCTGCAGCGATCAAAACTATCACAAAATGTTGGGATATGATCACTTCAATCAAAGAAGGCTCTATGGCGGTCCAAAAAGTTAAGAGTGAGAACGGCACATCTACTGTTCAATTTTCA